AAGCTGTCTAAAACTTCTGTTCCGCCGATCATGATGACTCCTGCGACGGTTCCGCTAGACACGTCTACTCCTCCAGACAATAAATTAGACTTTACGTTTTCTCTAACCGTGCGAGCTATCGCGACTGGGTCCTTCCAGTCTTTAACTGGCGAAGCCCCAAAAACTATAATCCCAGAATTTAATATCCCTTTGTAGTCGTTTTTATCGAACGAGCTATAACTACTGTCTTTGGAAGATGTAAGATTAAATAGATGAAACAATCCACAGAAATTACTATTAGCTACGTTCCAAAACTTGGAAATGGCTACGTTGGGGTATAGTTGAGAAACCTTTTCGTTGTCAACGATAATTAATGGCGATACTATCTTTTCCCTGACCAAAGAAACTATGTTCCTTAGGGTTTGGTGCGCGTTCTTGTTCACTTGCGCACCCTCCGACTTCTTGGGTAAAGTCAAAATTACTCCTACTTGTTTTTCTGTCGTTTTTGTTATTTCCTGAACTTCTCTAGCTAAGTTGCATAAAGGTACGACCATGCCCGAACCCGAACCGCCCCCTGCGCCAGCGCAAATAAATATCCGATCGAAAGTGTCTCCGAAAGAATATCTCATAAAATCGAGAACATCTTCCCCCTTTTCCTCGAGAGCCTTTCTGGCTACGTCAGGATCTTTTCCTGCCCCACCATTTCCGATACATAATTTGTGTTCAATGTCTATTGAATTTAAATCTTGCTCAGCCGTATTAATCGCCGCAACTCTCTTGTATCCCATTTTGTGAAAAGTTTCTACAATCCTTGATCCTCCCTGTCCGGCCCCTAGGAAACAAAATTTAAATGCACCCTCCACTTCGTCCTCTATCGTTCTTAGGCGAAAAGAGGCCGCGTCTTCCGCTTCTGGGACAAGCATGTCGGGTAAGGATAAATCAAAAGAGCCTTCCCCATAGAGGGATTTTATTTGATCGTCATTATTGATTTCGCTTTCTTCACTCATGATAGTTATTACACTTTTTAATTACGTTTAGGGAGCGGCGGTTGTGGTTACCCAGCCGGTCGTAGTTGTGGTTGCCCAGCCGGTCGTAGTTGTAGATGGAGCGGCGGTTGTAGTTGTAGATGGAGCGGCGGTTGTAGTTGTAGATGGAGCGGCGGTTGTAGTCGTTGTGTCATCATTCGTGATTGTTACCGTATGCACGCTAGTACCTAGCGCTCCGACGCCATACTGCGAAGTTACGTTAGTCAAAGTTACCGTAAAGGTCTCACTACTTTCGACAGTTTCATCTCCAGAAATTACCACAGACACATTCATAGAGCTTACTCCGTCGGCGAAACTTAAGGTGCCGCTTGCTGATGTGTAGTCTACTCCAGCCGTTGCAGTACCATTAGCGGTAGCGTAAGCCACGGTAGCCGTACCATTAGTATCACTCCTAGCGACCGCTATCGTATGCGTATGCGTAGTATCTCCTTCCGCCACGGAAGAAGTCGCAGCAGAAAATCCTATTGTAGAAGTATCATCATTTGTAATCGTGACTGTGTGTGTGCTAGTGCCTAATGCCGCTGCGCCATATTGCGAAGCAGCACTGGTTAGTGTCACCGTGAAGGTTTCGTCGTTTTCTACTATCGAATCTCCGGAAATTGTTACGGACACATTCATAGAACTTACTCCGTTGGCGAAACTCAAGGTACCGTTTGTCGCTGTATAATCTACTCCAGCCGTTGCAGTACCATTAGCGGTAGCGTAATATACGGTGGCTGTACCATTTGTGTCGCTCCTAGCAACCGCTATCGTATGCGTAGATGTTCCAGACGCTCCTTCAGATATGGAGGAAGTCGCAGCGGAAAATCCTATTGTAGAAGTATCATTATTCGTTATCGTAACTACGTGCGGGTTGGTTCCAGTTATAGATGCCGTACCTACTGTTTGGGTTGGATTTGATAAAGTAATATTAAAGGTTTCGTTATTTTCGTTATCCGTATCTCCGGCAATCGTTACAAGGAACGAACTGCTCACTACCCCCGCTGCAAAAGATAAAGTCCCACTTTTAGCGGTGTAGTCTGTTCCAGCGTTCGCCGTAACGTTTCCTGTGGCATAATCTACCGTAGCTGTACCGCTGGTGTTTCCGCTTCTATTTACTGTTACTGAATGATAAGATACTCCAGAATTTCCCTCCGTTACGGAAGAGGTTGCAGCGGCAAACGAGAGAGTACTTGCTGGCGCTTCAGTCGTCGTTGTTCCACCGCTTGTAACCAAGCTCACAAGAGAAGCGGAAATTGCATCTACCACAGCATAAGTGACCGTTATATAACCACTAATATCCGTATAAACTCCTTGCCCCTTAGGGGAGAACACTGGAATACCGAAGCTATTAGCTCCTTGCTTTAAAGAAGAAAGATATGTGCCCGCGCCATTAGCTGAAGCTCCTAACTTCCCAGAGCCAGAAGAAACTAAGACGTCATAAATAACGATACTCTTATCCGAGCTTGGTGCAGCAATCAATAATCCGTCGTTAGAAGATAGCCAAGTGGGGTTCCTGCTTACAGCTAGCATTGAGCTTCTTTGGCCTGTGTTTCTACTCTTCATCTTCTTTTTCGCTCGTTTGACTGTGGTACAATATGCTTCCCATAAACGAACTAACTTGGTGTTCTAAACATATTTCTGACACTTTTTCTACGGTTTCGTGATTCTGGTCTACGGGTTTTTTGCAGTACCCCGCTATAGACTCTTCCCAATCGCTCGGATTCTCATTAGATATGATAACTTCCGCGACGTCGGTTGCCACTTTCTTTTGATCTTTATTTAGTCTTTTAACTTTATGGGCTTTTCTTAAATGAGCACACACGTCTTTTTCTAAATCTTGAAAAAGAATGATGTTGTCTTTGATTTTGCTAAAGCTAAACAGGCTCGACATCGACTCTCTAACTTTTTGTTGAGGTATATCGCCAGTGTCCGTCGGTCTTCCCGCTGGTTGTTTGATTTTTGGTTTTTGCGGGCTGTCCGTGGGCTCAATACTCTTGTCAGACTCTCTTTGAAGTTTTGCGTTTTCCTTTTGAGTGTAGGGTCCACCTACGATTGGCTCGTAAAGGCCTTTGTCTCTTTGCGCTCTAAACGTTTTTTGAGACTCCACTGATTCTTCTGGGGTGGGCAGCCTTCCGGTTTCTATAGCCTTCAAGCCTTCCTCCGGCGTCAAAATTCCTATCTCGACCAACCTGCTGTAAACCTTTGCGAAGTTCGTGCTTTCTCTTAAGGAGATTTCGTCAAAAAATGGAGTAGGGTAGTTCTTGAGTTTTATCTCAGAAGCTATTCTTTTGATTTCGGGAATTAAAAAGTCATTAAGAAAGGTCTCCCTAGCCTGCTTCAGCCTAGCTAGGAAAATTTCTACCTTCATGGAGAAGCTACTAGCCTTGTCGCTTGAATCCGTGGAGCCCGCTCCCGCTCCGGTAATCATACTGTTTAACCCTGCTTGGATATCCGCGTTAATAACTTGATATTTTTTGGGATCTAGTAAGTCGCCGATTTGAGGAATTACGAAGCTTGCTTTAGTGGTGTAGTCGGCTATAAGAACTCTTCCCACGGATTGGTTTTCGAAAAGCTTCTGCAGCTCCACCAAGTTCTTTTGGTTAACCCCGCCTTTGTCTGGGTCAGTACCGGTGGTTACAAGCAATACAGCCTGCTGCATTGTTCTGGCTATCGCCATGTCCATGCGTTTTAATTCGGATTTAAAATTAATGTCTTCCAGAACGGGGTATCCCATGGGAACCGCGAACGGCTCGTAATCCATCTTTTTATAAAAAACGGCATATATCTTGTCTGCGTCCAAGGGGATATTAATGCTGTTCATAATTCCCCCAGTGTTTATCAACTTCTTAACGCTTTCTGGTAAGGATTCTCTAATCTTTTTGTCTTCGTCCGTCTTAGGGTTCCTAATTCTTTCCAGTTCGTAATCTGTTAGCACTTTGTTGTATTTTTTTATGTCAGCAGAAAAACTTAAAGATCCAGATAGCTGAATATCTGCTGGATTAAGCGTAACATACCTGTATGGAATTTTGATTTTCTTTGCCCCGAAGGTTTGAGAGATCTTCCTGACGTCCGCTTGCTTTAATGAGGCGTCCAACCTGTACAGAAAAACATTCCCCGATCTAAAATACTCCCTGAAAAACTGATCCTGCAAATCCCAAATATTTATTTTTTTCAAAAGAGCCTCAAAAAAGGCTCTAGACTTTTTGCTGCCACCCTGAAAATAGATCCGTGCCGCAGAAAATTCCGTCATTAAGTCTATGGCGTTCCTGAAGACGGAGAAATTATAATAAGCTTTTTGACACAATTTTACAGCATCCCTCACGGAGAGGCCACTTCCGTTTTCGGAAACCTTAAACGGAACTAGACCTTTATCGATGTTCCCGAACTTGTCGGTTCTTTCTATCGTGCTGGAAGCGTTTCTTCTGACGGAGGTTCGACTAGAGGCGTTACTTTTACTAGGGGGCATTGGAGAGGAAGCTTCTGAAATCATAATGGGCTTAGTGTCTTCAGTCTTCTTTGCTCTCGATTTTCTTTTAGCATTAGTTGTTTTCTTGGGAACGCTCATTTTGGGGATTTTTGGGTTATTTTGTTTAATAAAATCTTATTTTAGATTACACCATTCTTGGAACAAAGGTCGGCGCTGAATTCTCTAATTTGTAATTTCTCATATCGAAGTAACACTTTACCGCCCAGTTGGCTAAAAGTAAAGCCGTATAATTATCTTTTCTTGCTCTGGTCGCTGAGTTGTTTCTTTTCAAATGCTGCGGTAAATCGAAGGTCTGCGTACCTCTGGCTGTGGTTTTAACCTCCACTAAGGCGCACTGTTTCTTAACTTGGTACACTAGATTATCTTGAGTTTCTACGAATTCTCCCAAGTTTTTTTCGTTAATATCGCTTAATTTAACCTTAGACATGACTTGTCTATCAAATTCTGAATTATTAGCCGTAGCTCTTGAGGCGAACCAAATTTTCTTATAATCCATATTCGCCTGAAGCAGCTCGTTGGATTTCCTGATCCAATCACTAGAAAATACCTGATTAAACACGACTCTTCCGTCCTCTTTATTATGCGCTCTTTTAAAATCTCTTACTTGCTTAATGTAATCTATCCCCTCTTTATTCGAGTCAAATTCGATTGTCTTTAAGTTAATTTTATGATCTATAAAGAGTTTAGAGCTGTTGGCCGCTTCAATAAACATGTCTGCTCCGGCGTTATCGATGGATATTAAGTCTGGATTGAAGTGTTCTAATATATATTTAAGGTATTTTACATGCTTGCTTAAGTTTCCTAATCCCGCATAGTTATGAACAAGCGTAGACGTTTCCTTCTCTTCGTCTACCTCCATAACCGCTATGCCGAAGTAATCCGCGCTAGGGCTATCACTCATGTTGGGGTCAATTCCAACGACGTATTTAGTGTCAGGTCTTCCCGTTATTAATGTCGTTGGATTTTCACCATCCGGGATTGTGCATTGGTGCATTTTAATTGCGCTAAAGTAGCTATCACTTCCGTCTGTAAACATGGCGCAGTATTCCCGCTGAAACGATGCGTTCGAAGTTCCCCCATCTTGAGCCGCTTCGATGATGCTGTGATCAATCATATGCTCTGGCAAAGCCTCGTACCCCATCTGAGATATGAAATATCTAGAGTCCGATAACTCCTTCCCGTAAATCTTATTAAGCCATTCTTTGTAAGTTTTATATAAGTTCTCGAAGGTATAGCTCGCTGAGGAAAGGGCTATCATTTTGCTATCGTTTTCAAAAACCATACGGTCTTCTTCTGTCATGAGCTCCTTCTTTATAAGGTCGTCTTCCATTTCTCTTATCTCTATTCTTTCCTTCATGTTCTGTGGTGCGACCAAGAAGGGCATCAGGACTGTGTTAATTAAATCTTCAGGCAGCAGGAGGTACTCATCGAGCAGCAGTACGTTTGCTCGAAAACCACGGATTTTTTCTCCGTTAAGGGGGATCGCGGTGATGGTTCCCCCGTTTATTTGCCATTGAAATTGGTCATTCCTTTTTGATTTTGCTCCGAAACACTGCATTAGCAACGTTGCCCCTTCGGAGTCGACAAGTCTTTCTAGGTTTTCGAAAATAAATCTAGCAGTTCTAAAAGTCGGACCCGCTACTAAAATCTTAGTTCCGGGGTTGAATATGCACTGTAAAAAGCAAAACACGGAAGCAATGAAGGTCTTACCACAGCCACGACCCCAAACGCACATTGAAAAATTACCCTCCATCATCCCTCTTAAGGTGATTTCTTGAAACGGAGCCAACTTAAGGCCGGAAATCAATTCGGTAGTTAAACCTAAGTTTCCATGAAGGAATCTAGCTAAGGACACTTTAGCTTCCTGATCAGAAAGCGGCCCCTCCAGCTTTTGCATTTCTTCATTAACGTGAATGAAGTTCTCTTTTTTATATTTGTCAGGACAGTACCACATTATAAACTCCTACGGGATCAATAAAGTATCGAAATTGGTGAACCTATAAATGCAAGTATTATATTTTGTATCGAAGGTAAGGGTGGGAAACTTAAATGGTTTTGTTTTGTTCATTTTATAATATATCTAAATCGTATGCGTATTGTAAGTCTATCTTCTTGTGAAGACATCCACTAAAAAATATTTTCTTTATAACTCTTTTCGACTCCCCTCTTCCCTTAACAAATAAAAATTGTATATGAGGGTATTTTT